TGTGACCCGCGTTGTTTCTGGTGATGACTTCAGTTTCCAGCCCGGTGTAGGTGTTCAGGCCCTTCCGATCGTGGCTCCTTTTATGGGCAATGTGTGTGTCAAGAAGGAGTATTTTTTTATTCCCGATCGGATTTATAACATCGAACGTCAGCTTAATTTTCAGGGTGTCACTGATACTCCGAATACTGTCTATAAGCCTTCTATGGCGCCTCCGATTCCTTTCGATGTTTCCAACCCTTCGGGTGATGAAATCGGCATCTCGCTTTCTGATCTACAAACGAATCTTCCCCTAGGATCTCTCGGTGATATCGTCGGCCTCGGTTCTCTTGCCGATTACATGGGCGAAGCTCCGGGATCTATCGTCACGGGTGTTATCGATCTTACGCCGTATATTGGTTATATCGATATCTATTACAACTACTATCTCAACCAGCAATACGATCTGGTTCCTACTTCTTTGGCTGGTACTAAGTCCGATTCTGCGATGGAATATCCCTACTATCTGAGCGTTACCTCGCTGGAAAACTATCTGCGTACCATCAAAACCACACCGAATACTTCTCCGGCTATTCGCGAGGATTCGAATGCCTCGTATTCTACGAATGTTGAGGCTGCTTTGGAATCTGTTAATTATGATATGTTTACGTGGAATTTCTTCACTGGTCGGCAATCTCTTTTCCAGCGTGGTTTTCCGTCCTACTACCTCGAGGCTTGGCTGAAGACTTCGTCTTTCACCGATGCTGCTGTCGACATTTCGATTTCGGGTAATTCTGTGTCGATGCGTAATATCACTTTCGCATCTCGCATGCAGCGTTACATGGATCTCGCCTTCGCCGGTGGTGGTCGTAACTCGGATTTCTATGAATCTCAGTTTGATGTCAAGCTTGATCAGGACAATACTTGTCCGGCCTTCCTTGGTAGTGATTCCTTCGACATGAACGTCAATACGCTCTACCAGACGACGGGTTTCGAGGACAATTCTTCGCCGCTTGGTGCTTTCTCTGGCCAGCTTTCTGGCGGCACTCGTTTCCGTCGTCGTAACTATCATTTCAACGATGATGGTTATTTCATGGAAATCACATCCATCGTTCCGCGGGTTTACTATCCGTCTTACATCAATCCTACTTCGCGGCAAATTTCCTTGGGCCAGCAGTATGCTCCTGCGCTCGATAATATTGCGATGCAGGGCCTGAAGGCTTCCACGGTCTTTGGTGAGGTTCAGAGTCTTGGCGCTACGAATCCGACCTATGCCAATAGTGTCCTTACTGTTCCCGGGTTTAAGCTGCAAAATAACAATTATGTCGGATACGAACCCGCTTGGAGTGAACTCATGACGGCTGTCTCGAAGCCTCACGGTCGTCTCTGTAATGACCTTGATTACTGGGTTCTTTCTCGTGATTATGGTCGCAATATTTCCCACGTCATGGATTCTGTGGCCTATGACGATTTGGTTTCGGCCGCCGGCTCCAATATTGACGAGCTTTCTCTTCAGCGCCTTTCGGCTTTCTTCAAGCGGATCTATATTTCACCCTCTTCGTGTCCCTATATTCTTTGTGGTGATTTTAATTATGTCTTCTACGATCAGCGGGCCACTGCCGAGAATTTCATTCTCGATAATGTTGCTGATATCGTGGTGTTCCGCGAGAAGTCGAAAGTTAATGTTGCAACAACTCTCTAAACCTTTTCGTCATGAAAACAAAACAGAATTATAATCCGCATGTAGGTTGTTTTTATTCCAACCTTTCGCAGCGTGTTGGTGTTCGTTCTTGTGCTGATCTGCATGCTTCCTATCGCGTTCGCAACTGTTCTTCTCGGCCCGATGAGTTTATTGTCGGTGCCAAGAGTATGAACGAGATCCTCGAGGAGTATTATGCCTTGGGTTATCTTTCTTGCGATACGCAGGCTGTTCGTGGTGATTCTGCTTACGATGAGATTCAGCCTTCTGGTAAGGATGCTTCGATCCTTTCGACGGATCCCAGTTCGGATTTCTCGCTCGATAAGTTCGAGCGTATCGAGCGTATTGCCGAGTGTGTCGGCGAGACTTCTGCCGAGCGTCACAAGGAGGAGTTGGGTAAGCAAAATGACAAGTAGTTATGTCTGCCTTGGTAACATCTGCTATTATTGCCGGTGCCAGTGGCCTTGCGGCTGCTGGTGGTTCGGCCGCTGCTGCCTCGAAGATGAACGCTCGGGCCGAGAAATATAATCGGTGGGCTCTCAAGGAGCAACAGCGTTATCAGAAGGAGTATGCCGACTATTTGGCTCAGTTGGAAGCTCAGCAGAATGATTTTTACTGGCAGAAATATAATTCCCCGGCCGCTCAGCGTCGAGCGCGTGTTGCGGCCGGGCTTTCTCCCTATGCTGATGTTGGTGGCATTCAGACGTCATCTGTTGATCCCGGTTCCTATGGTGGTTCTACACCTTCTGCGCAGTCCTTCTCACAGCCGGGTGGTATTCCGGTCAGCCCTCTTGTAGGTGCTTTCGGTAGCGCTACCCAGCAGACTCTCTCAGCTCTTCAGGCCGAAGCCAATATTGAGCTTACTAAGTCTCAGGCCCTTAAAACTCGGGCTGAGACTACAGGTTTGGAGAATACGAATTCTATGTTCGACATTATAAAATCTATTGCCAGTGAAGACCTTACATCCAAGCGTTTCAGCAATGTTCTCAAGGAGATTGAGATCAAGTACGCCGAGGCTAATGCCATTACGGATCTCGAATCCAAGCAGGCTAAGATTGTCGAGATCAATGCGTCAGCTTTGGAGCGACTTGCCAGCGCTGCTAAAACTGATGCTGATCGGATCACTGTAGAGCTTCTTCGTGATGCTCAGAAACGTTCCCTTGAGGCTGGTGCCTCGCTCTCTGAAGCCCAGGCGGCGACTGAGCCGCACAAAGCTCTCAATCTTAAGCAGGATACCATGCTTAAGATGGCTCAGGAGGAGACCGAGCAGCTTCTTCGTTCTCAGAAATTTGAACTTACGCGGCAGCAGGCCCGCTCTGCGGCCATGTCGTTCGTTCAGGAGCGTGTCCTGACTTACCGTCAGGCTGAGGAGCTCGCTCGTTACCTCGCTAACATTCATGATCCCAAAAACATGTGGGATGGTATTTGGCGTATTGTTTCGCTTCCCTCTGGAGTTTCGAAGAGTGATTTTGCAGCGGATCTTTATAACGCTCTTTACGAGGAGATTGGTTCAGTCAAGTAGAATTCTCGCCTGCCCGGCCTTTTGGTCGGGCATTTTTTTTGAAAAAAAAGTCTAAAATATTTTGGTAGTTAAAAATTTATTTGTATATTTGTATAACGAAATATCGTTCTTTCAAACCTTTACCAACGCTCCGAGAGACGTGGTTTCAGCGCATAACTTGTTCGTGGTCATGTAGCTCTATCGAGTTCCTACTCAAGAACGTAATTAACAGGCATGCAGTTAATAAGCGTGAAAGTGTTGCCCGTTGTGTGAAAAGCGGCAAGTTAGTCACCTAAGCAAAATCCTATATGGAGAGTAAACACGTAGATATTATCGCGGTAGTTAGCGGCCCGGTTTGATTTTTACATTGTTTATCCAGCCTTGGTTTTCGAGGCTGGATTTTCTGCTTGTCGATTAAATATTCATCGACGAAGTCGATGTAAACAGGCACCGCAGGTAGCGATTAGCACCTTAATATGGTGCCATGGTCGCGGGCGTAGCCCGCTGGCACGTAAGCGATGGTTCACCATCGCGCCCGTAAATACCCTTTTTGAGAGAAGGCACCTTATCTTGCCTATATATGCCAGATGTGGAAACAGCGCCCTCGTGAGGCTCCGCATCGGTTCTCTCAAAGTCATAAAATCTTTATGAGCGTAGCGAATTCCATTAGGTGACTGAGTGGGGGCCGCGGGGGAGGGAGCTAGGAGCCCCGTGCATGAGATTGTCTGCATCCGTTAACGCGCGCGCGCACTTTGCGTGCGTGCGATGACGGAGCTAAGTATCTCAGGCACATTTTTGCGTCCTTGCTTCCTCCCCCGTTGTACCCCTTTTCAGATCGTTCTAATTCATCGATTACTCCGCTTAATTGATCTTTTGGTCGAAAAAACAATAAATTTCTTGCATTTTCAAATGGATCGTCTTGCAACGACGCAAGAATTCATTATATTTGCCCCGTAGGGCACTTAAATTACTCATTAAATCTCTTTTTATGGAAAAAACACCATTCTACCGCACTAAAGCTTTTTGGACGCTCATAACGTCTATAATCTCTGCTCTTGCTGCCTACTTCGCTGTATCGTGCAGCTACTCTCAGAAAGTATTCCGTCACGGTGTTCATTATGACACTGTGCGGATTGAATCTAAAATCAAATCTCGTGATCTATCATGCTTAACAACGAATCTTGGGATACCTTCTCTCAGTCTTTCGAGTTCGACCCTCGAGCTCAGTTTGTGGAAACACTTTTCGCTGCCTGCTCCGACTATGTCGTCGACAGTGGTTTCATCTCCTTTCGGTTTGCCTTCGCAGATCGTGTTCGGATCCAAACTGCAGTTGATTCCATTGTCGCAGCCCACGTGCCATTTTATTTTACCATTGAACAAGAATTGTTTGACCCCGGGCTCAACTGTGTTATCTATGAGTTCAGGGTCTCCGACCTTTTCTTTTTCATTTACGCTCGCTTCTCTAGCTCTTGCTGTACCTCTCGGTCGCTCTCGTCGCGGCGGTCGAAGAAAAGGAAAGCCTCGTCCAAAAGTTAAAAACATAATAATCGGTGGTCGACACTTGTAATTGTAGATCTTGTTTTGTAGTTTGTTTGAGTTATGTGTACCAGACCTTTGCGGGTTACGAATCCTCATTACATTAAACTTGCTGACCAGCTCGGTGTAGAGATTTCTCAGTTCTCTAATCAGCCGGATTATAAGCTTCAAGTGCCCTGTGCTAAGTGTGTTCAGTGTATCAAGAAACGCCAGCAGCATTGGTTTGTTCGCGCTCATAACATCTATAAGCGTCTCGGTTACAACCTTTCAAATACCTATTTTTGTACCTTTACTCTTAAACCAGAATTTTATGAGGCCTTTTGTAAGGAGCCCTACGCCTTTATTCGTCGGTTCATAGACCGCATGCGTAAGGATCAGTCTCTTCGTTATCGAGATCCCGATACGGGTCGTTTTCATTATCGCAAGCTTTCTTTTCCTTATCTTTTTGTGCTGGAGGTTGCAGACGGCAAGCGTGCAGCTCAACGTAAACGCTCTTCTGAGCATCGACTTCATATCCATGCGATCATGTTTGGATGTCCTCTCCCTTGGTGGAGTGTCCGTCATTACTGGATGTCTTTTGGTCTTGCATGGGTCAGTCCTCTTCGCCATTTCGGTGGTGTTCGTTATGCTATGAAATATGTCACGAAGAAGTCTGCTGTACATCGGAATGATGTCCCGAGGGATATTTTAGATTTACATGGTCGTTTATATGTTTCTCATGGGTTTGGCCGATTGTCAGAATCGGAGAAGGACACCCTTCGAGCATATATGATGACTGGTTGTAAACAGTGGTTTTCTATTTTGATCGATAATCATCCTTATAGTATTCCTCGTTATTATAAGCTGGCATGTTTTGATAAGGATCAGATCCGTTGTCGCAACGATTCTCTCATTCCTCAGCTTGTTTGGGAATATGTTTTGAAGACTTATCCAACCTATTCTTATTATAAAAAACAACTTATAAAACATTCTATTTTATGGCAATGATGTTTCTTTCGCGCAAGCGAAATAAGAAATCCCGGTTTAAACTTTTTTCCGGTAACCCCACTTCTGCAAGTTGGGGTACTCTGATTCCTACCAATTTGACCCGTGTTATTGCTGGTGATGATTTTAGCTTCCAGCCCGGTGTAGGTGTTCAGGCTCTTCCGATCGTGGCCCCTTTCATGG